GGCGCAAGCAGTGCTCTTGCCATAGTAACTGCTGCCAAGGGTGAAAACATCCCTGCTAGACAGCCTTCCTTGCACATGATGCAGAATCTGCGAGTCGCCTAGGTAGATCGCAGCATGGTTTGGGACTGGTGAAACTAGCTGCATCAACAACGCATCCCCGCGTTGCAACTGTTCAATAGGAATTTTATGAAAGCCTTCTTTCTCGAAGTTCTCTAAATACAGGTTTTGCCCGTGATCCCACCACTGATCACGACGGTCATAGTCTTGCAATTTCAATCCCCACTCCCTGCCATACCAATCACGGCAAAGGCTGTAGCAATCCACTACGCCGTGGACAAACTCACGCCCCACATACGGCAACTCAAACCCAACCGGCTCGTAGTAGCCCCAGCCTTCAGTATTGGGGTTGACGATAAACCAGGGCAGTTCTGATTTTTCGCACGCGACTTTATCGGCAGGTGATGGAGCGGGGTTTGTTTTTGGGTGACTGTGGGCAATGGCAACAACCTCACCCTTGTCTTCTACTTCGTTCCACCCGTCAAGAATAAAGTGCTCGTCAGGCGTTTCAGCAATATTACGGCATGGAAAATAACGCCGACGCCCTTTAACTACAGCAACCAAGCCACAACACTCACGCGGAAACTCATCTTTTGCGTGCTGCAGAATCTCAGCTTTCATTGCTGTTGTTAATTTCATCATTGAGTTAGTCCTGCTCCAGGGAACGATCCAAAGGGCAGCTCCCCGTTATTGCCAAATCGCAGTTTGCAACTACCAATCCGCTTGCCGCAAACATCTTGCGCCAATGTGCTGACGCTATTGCCGTTCACGTCAAAGAAATTGCTCCCTGTGTAGCTGCATTCAGAACTCCGATAAACCCACTGACAGACATTCGCAACGATTTGACGTTTTGGGAGCTTCTGCCCCGCAAGATCAAACTTGCTTGCTAGCTCAAATGTCACGCTATCTCGTGACTCATTACTCTTCCGATCTATGTACCACAGCTCGTCAGGAAACTTGGCGTTTGGATCGGCTGCTGCTTCCCCATCCAAAAACTTCTTCAGCGTTCGGATTCGACGAACTTCCGCTCCACCAAGATCATTACCTGCTGTTGTTGCGTTAACTAGCAGCAGCAAGGTGGTCATTATGCCGTCAAGATTGCTGATCGCCAGTGTGGGGCGAGGCAGCGTCCCGGTATTCGTAAACTCAAAGCCGTCTGCTTTAACTGGAATGCGGATGTAGGTATTGCCGTTGAAGACGACATTGCCGTCAATGGCTGCATTTGCACCTGCATGAAAACGGTAAACATCACTGCTGCCATGCAGCGTGCTGTCTAAATGCACCTCAAACAGCTCAATGATTGCGCTGGGATTGAGCTTTGACAGCTCTTCGTATGCAGAGGCAATCGCTGTCCAAACACAAGTGTTGTCAGTGATTGTGCTGCCAATGTCCGTCGGCCAACTGGGTTGAGATCCCGCTGACGTACCAGCAGTCGTACACCGAAAGAACAGTCCAGAGGCTTGCTCTGTTGTGGCGCGACGAATGTCACCAACAGAAAATGCGGTACTAGCAGCCCAGGCAGCAACAGCCATTACGGTTCAAATACTTGACGGAATGTTGTTTGGATTGTGGCGCGGTTCAGATAAGGAATCGACTTGCTCCACTGCTCACAGACAAATTTAGAGCTGCTGCCTTCACCGGGCGGGGTGAAATCAAAGCTTGCGTTATCAGCAGCCCGTGCGTCTAGGAACGTTTCGATAGTGTCCGAATCAGTCTCAGACACTTCAAACGTAAGGTTGAACACCTTGGGATTTTGTTGCAGTCCGTACGTCAATCTGGCTTCGTAACCATCACCAAACTGCACTTTTCGCACCACAGGGGCGCTGCTTTTTTGCACGCCATAGGTCGGTGTAATTGAAGGGAATACAGCCATTAGCGGGTCAACAAGCCTCCAGGTCGTTTTTGCTTGATTAGTTCTTGTTGTACTGCAATGCCAATCGCCTTGCCAAGTTGCGCGGCTTGATCGCCATCACCCTCAACAGAAGAGCCAGAAGCATCAACGTTCACAGTCACATTAGCGTTACCCCCCATTGCGTGATTCGGAACTACCGTTCCGCTGCTGTTGGGTACAAACAACTCAGGGCCACGCTCACCAACGATGTGAGGACGACCAGCTCTTGCAGGGCCTCCATTTGCAAGCCCAGGAATAAGACCAAGCAAGCCGCCGCCGCCCAAGCTCGCAAAGTTACCAATAACTTTCTGCTTGATAATCATCATGGCAAGCTGTTTTAGCAGGCCACCAAATGATTCAGCAAGGCTCTTAGAACCATCGATTGCGCTTTCGATTGCACCAACTACGCTGTTTTGAATAGTTTGAGCTATCTCTTTTTGTTTTTGTTTTAGCTCTTCAGCAGCTTTAACTTGCCTTTCTACAGCATCAACTCCTTTATTTAACTCTTGATTTGTCATTTCAAGATCAAAAGCTTTGTTGAACGACAAGCTACCGCTTTGAACTAAATCTGTCACTTCTTTCGTGACATCTGCAAATTCTTTGCCGTGACTAAGTGTTAAAGCTAAATGCTTGTTTTCTTCGCGACGTTTATCTACTAAACTAGCTTGCGCTAACGATTGTGTATTTGTTAGTTGAGTAATTTGCTGTATGGCTTTTTCCTCTGGAGTTAAGCCAGTTGGAGTTAAGCCAGTATTAGTGCGAGTAAGCAGCTTCGGGGGCTCAATTACTTGCGGCTTGTCTTCTGCCCTTATTTGCAGTTGGCGTCGGCCAAGTTCACCAAGCGACGATTGGATTAAGCCTTGTAAACCCTCAAGAGCCTGTCTCTCTTCTTGTGATGTCCCGCCAGGTCGTCTTGTTTCGATTGCAGACCCAAGTTCTCTAACAAAAGTAGATATGTCAGTCAGCCGTCTTGCAGTTTCTTGGATTGACGCGTCATCTCGCAATGTCGTTGTTGGCATAGCAGCAACGTTTGCCCGCATCTGTGCAATGTCACCCATCGTGCCACCAGGGGTCAACATCGCCAGCTTTGTGCTTGCTACTCCACGAGCTACTTGAGACGACAGAATATCGTTAAAACCTGCAAGGATTTGATTTGTCAGGCCAAGGATGTTTTTTAGGGCAGGGGCTAGTGCGTCACCTATGTGTTGAGCAAGGACTGTGATGTTGTCAACAAGGGTGCTGAACTTGCCACTTAATGTTTCTGATTGAGCAATCGCACCGTTGGCATACTTGCCGCCTTCATTGGTGATATTTTGCAGCGCCACATTGACCGCATCTGCGCTGATCCGGCCACCTTCTAGAGCCTTGCGGAACTCATCTGCAGTGAAGCCATACATCTTCACTAGCTCGTCCTGTAGCCCAATACCTCGCTCTTGCAACTGAAGCAGCTCTTCACCCTGCAGCCTGCCTTTTGCCTGGATTTGGCCGAACGCTGTTGCGATGCCGCCTAGATCAGCACCAGTCGCGCCAGCAACATCAGCCAACCGCTTGGTCACATCAACAATCTGTTCTGTTTCAAAACCAAAAGCCTTGAGACGTTTAGCAGTTTCGATCAGTTCAGCACTTGTAAACGGAGTTACAGCGCCGAACTGCTGTAGCTCTTTAATAATGCTGCGAGCATTGCCTAACGAACCGGTAAGCACTTCAAGGCTCTTGGTTTGGCGTTCTAGTTCTGCCGTTTTGAAAATGACGAACTTGCCAGCCTGAAAAATTCCAAAGCCTGCAGCGAGGCCCCGAACCGCCTTGCCAAGTTTGTTTACGCTTTTTGATGCCTTATTTGCTGCTTTGCCTTGACGGTTCAAACCAGCAGCAGCCGCTTCTGCAGTAGTTACAAACTGGCCGTTTACTTTTCTTGCACGTCCCGTAGCGTCCGTAAAAAACTTCATCCCGTTGGCCGCAGTTTTTATTTCGCGACCACTTTTTGTAAACGCAGCAGAGTTTTTTTGTGTTGCGGCTTCAAGTTTTTTTGTTTCAGACGCAACACGTTTAAGCGGATTAGTCGCCTTTGAGGCGTCAACAATAAGCTCAACGGTTGACGTTGCCACGGCTGCCTAGCAATAGCTTGATTCTACCTTCGCATTTGCTTTGCACGCTGCATTGCTTTTTCCTCATGCTCCGCCTTGACTTCATAAAAAGCAGCAAAATGAACAAGCTCCGCGTCAGTTAACTCTGTGCGGAGCCTGCTGACTGTCATACCAAGTTCGCAGGCCAGAAAGAACTCAAAGTAAGTCCAACTGTCCTGCTTCAGTCGTTTTTTGCTTCTTCAAGATCAGCCTCTCCCCCAAGGCCGAACAAGAACAGCTCAATCTCATTTAACACGGATTCAGGGAGCTGACGCTGCAGCTTGTTTGCGTCAGCAGCAGCAAAAGCCTTAGTGCCATCTTCAAGTTCAGCAATTTGACACAGCATGTTGGTGCTGATGTCTAATGCCTCATCAGTCCCAGCCAACTGCTGTGCTTTTTTGCGGTCAGCACGTGTGATCGGTTTGAAAAACAGATCTACAACTTTCTTGCCTTCAGCGTTTTTTAGTTCAAACTTGCGACGCTGGTTGAGATCAAACGCCCCAACCAGCAGATCAACGGTGCGATTTCCAGCCATTTAATAAAAGCTTGCGCTTAAATCATAGCCCTAGATCACTGCAGATTCAAAGTGATTGTGCCGCTAGTGATGAAGTTGCAAGAAACAACGACTAATTCACCGACAGTTGAAGTGATCTCCATGTCAGTAATGATGCCATTGAATTTAGCTGAATCGGTGTCAGCACTTGTCCCAGTGGTAAACAGCTCAAAAGTAGCGTCGGCTGTGTCAGCAGACGTAATCACATCCTCAAGGAACGCCGCTTGGCCTGTTGCATCTGGGTCGTACACCAACTCAACAGAGCCAGATCCTGAAACCATGCTGCCAACAAAACTGCGGAAAGTGTCACCTTGCTTTGAGGTATCAATCGTTTCTTTTGTAGTGGATAAGCTCCAGCTACGGGTGCCCACGATGGTGGCATTGCTTGAGCCTGCTGCGTCGAACTGGACAGCGCCTTGTTCGCCTCGGATTGTTGCCATGGTCAGAGTTCCTCGATGGATTCAAAGGTCACACGGACCTGGGTTTGGAAGTAGCCCTCGGGTGC